AGGTAGCGGAGTGCATAACGAAGAGCACAACACGGTTGAACTTGTCGCCGTACTTACGCAGACCGCGCGGCAGGGGCGTCTTACCGTCAGTTTCAATGTCGGCAGTTACGACCATGTCGGCGTTGGCGCCAATAGCAGCCGTCAGCGCCTTCAGACCGTATTTCACGTAGCCTTCCAGCGTCGCGTCAGCCACATCAGTGCCGATCACTTCGGAGAACTCGTCAACCGAGCGGCCGCGGCGTTTGAACGCTTCTTCAGTCGTTTCGTATGGACCGTATTTCCACGGCGCTTTGACGGAAACTGCTTCGCCGGCGCCAATCTTCTTACCCGTCACTTTTTCGGTGGAGTTAACGTCACGCGATTCGATAGAGCCGCCAACCTTGTAGAAGGCACGCTTGCGGAAGTCGCCTTCAATCAGCTCGTTATCCAGCAGGATCGCGCCGTTGGAGGACGCGTTGAAAATAGCCAGGTTGTCATGGCGGCGCTCGAGGAAAGCGGTCTGCGTCAGGTCATCATAAATAATCATGTCACTATTAACAGTGGTAGGCATGGGTTAATCCCTTATTTCGGAAGTTTGAGGAAGGCCTGCTGGCCATGCTTGCGGATGTAGTCCGCTTTGTCGCTGGCGCTCATTTCGGAACGTTTCAGGCTGCCACCGCCGTTTGGTTTGTGTCCACCCGCGCCGGTGCCTTCTGCGCGTGGGAACAGATGCGGAGCTGTCTCCTTTAGAGACTCCGCCCACTCAAGTGGGCTTAGTGGAGTTTTGCCGTCTTTACCGAACAGAACATCGCCATTTGCATCAACTGCTACGGCCTCGCCTTCGTCGTTGAGCTGGAATGTGCCTTTGGCACGCAGAATCAGATCGTCGGATGCTTCCGGCAGCGCGCCAGCTTTTGAGGCTGCTGCACGGATTGCATCGCCCAGAACCCTGTCCCGGAATTTGTTGGAGAACGCTTCGGCTTTGTCGGCGCGTTCATTTGCGGCTTTAATCTGCTTATCAACGTCAGCACGCAGACGCTCGGTGCGCTTATCGAGCACCTCATCAATTTTCCCGTCGGCAATCAGCTTTGCCTATTCGTCGTCGGAAAAACGCTGGAGGATCCCACGTACAGCATCAGGATCGATACCATCAAAGCGAGACAGGGTTTCTTTTTGCTGCTTGATGGTGCCCAGCAGCTCAGAGTTTTTTGATTTCAGGCCAGTGACTTCGCTGGTCACACGCTCATCAATCAGCTTCTGTATTTCTGGCGTGATTTCGATACCACCGCCACCGCTGCCCTCTCCGCCGCTTTCTGGTGCGTAAAATTTCAAGAGCATGTTTCGAATTAACATAATTTCCCCTTGGGATTTTGCCGGGCCTCGCCCATAAAAAAGCCCCGGCGGATGCCAGGGCGTGAAGTAAGAAATGGTTGTTAGTTGTCAGTGCCAGATAACTGCTTCAGACGTTCCAGGCTGATCCATTCGCCTTTGTCAGTGAACATATCAGCCAGGTCGATTTCACCCGCTCGGAACAATCGTCCACGCTCGGCACCCAGAACCTGATCCTGGCGTTGTGCCGACTGGCGCGCTAGCCATTCCAGATACGAGGTTTTCCCCGGTACCTGTCCATCCATGCTGGCACGAGTCCCCTCGTCCATCTCATCGATATCGATGCCAAGTTCGCGCCACGACTTGAGAATCAGGGTTTCGGTAGAACGGCAGCAGAAATGTATTTTCCCGGGTCCCTGCAGGTAAGGCACCTTATGCCCGACCGGTTTGTTATCCAGGGTGTAGCGCAGCAGATCACGAATAATGCAGTCGTGGCTGGTTTTATTGTCCAACGTAGACAGCCACTGCTTACCTTTTACGATATCGCTGTTGGCGCTGGTGAAGCTGTTACGCGCGGTTGCGGCCAGATGATTAACGGCTGTTTTAGCGATGCTGGCGGCATTTGCCCTGCTCATCTGCAGCGCGCCGTCGCGATAATCTTTATTGGCGTGGCCGCGAACACTGCGCGCGATTGCTTCTACCGTGTCGCCGGCAAGATACCCACGACGTACAGCGTTTACGATCCTCGCCAGCCTGTCCGATTCCAGATTTTCCGCCCACTCTCTCAGCAGGCGCCCCTGAAATGGCTGAGCCATCGCCGCGGCATACACCATATCGGCGGTGATTCCTTGTAGCGGGTAGCGTGCCAGCACCTGTGAGGGAAGAAGGGAATCGAACAGGCTCAGCTGATAACTGACCTCGTTCCTGGAAAGCGCCAGCAGTTCCCCTTCCAGCCCGGACTGCATCGAAGCAACAGCCTGATGGTTAAGTTCGCGTACGCTGCCGAGCAAGCTTTCCAGGCGTGTAACCGTGAAGCTATCAGCCGGGAGCCTGTCCAGCGCATCCAGCAGACGGGCAGAGAGTTCTGCGTCCGTCTCGTTAAGCAGTTTCACCATCCGGTTTGCTACCCCCGTGGCGTAGCGGCTTAGCCAGACGGAATGTGCGATCGACTCATCGCGCAGGTTTTCGTTGATGGTTGGCATCTCAACCTCCCGTCATCGTGGGTGCCTGATTGCGAAGTGCATCAATCACTTCGTCCGGGCTGTCGGCCGGGTCGATAAGGTCAAGCTTCTGCAGTGCGCGAATCATATCGCTATCACGTAGCGCACCGGATTGCCAGGCGTTGACGATTGCCGTTACCATGCCCGACTCAGCAACCTTAGCAATGAATTCCTGGTTGATGGTGTAACTCATCAACTCACCATTGATGCCGAGGTATTTCGCACACCATCCCAGCGCCAGCGTATAGGCCTCAGAAACGTTGGAAATGCAGATACCGAGTACAGATGTTGAGGATGTCTGCTCGCCGCTAGCCTGAGTCGCCGTCTTCGCCGTGGCATTCTGTTCAATCAGTCGGGCACCCAGCTGCACCATGTAATCGCGCTTACTGTCCATGGCCTCTTTAGCCAGCATGTTCGGCTGCGCCTGGGCATAGCCAAACGATCCTTCTTTTGGAAGCAGTAACGGTGAGCGGGAACCAATTTTGACACCCTGTTTTTCGAGGTGATCGCGCCAGTTTGTATCCAGCCCTGTGATATACGGCTGCACCTGCCCACAGAACCATACGCTGTCCTCATAGTCAGCGCTGTTACGATAATGGCCGTGGTTTATCTCCACCAGCGCGGCCAGTGGAGAGTCATCGATAGTGGGATCGTTGTTCTGGGCACCGACAAAAGTGAACGGGATTTCGTCCCAGTATTCCTTCCCTTTCGGCTTCGGTTGATATTCACTGCTGACGGTATAAGTCCCGCTGGTCGTGCCACCTGCCCGGCGCCATACCCGACAGATAAACTTACCCTCTTCCAGCGCCAGTTCGCGGTACTGGATTTCATCCTTGTAAGCGTAACCGTTAGGTTCTTCAACACACTCACGCAAAACCACCAGCACCAGCTGATCGCGGCCATTAATGCGCTTTGTTCGCCAGTTAATGATGTTCTCTGCCGGATAACGGAGGATGATCGCTTCGTCGGAAGCTTCTGCGTAGTCAACATAAAGTCCCTCTCTCGCCACTTCCAGCACGTTCTCGGCCACCAGCTGTGACTGCTGATAAATGCTGGTACCAGCCCCGTCAGCATTATCCAGCAGGTATTTCAGCTTTTCAGGACCGTTGAAAGTGGGATCCTTTCGATATGCCATGCCAAGCATGCCGATTTTCGTGTTGCCCGCAATGGCATAGAAAACCGCACGGCTCAGATAGTCTTCATTACGTTTTTTATTGCGAGCTGATTTATCAGTTGGATCAAGATATGGCAGGTAGGCATTGCCTGCCGCTTTCACAGCTTCTGCACCTTTGCAGAAATCGCGGTATTTTTTCCAGGCAGCAGAGGCCGCCCGGTGTTCTGGTCGAACCCAGGTGATGTCGTCGTTTGCCATATCAGAAAGTGGTATCCATGGTGATTGAGTATGCTGGCTTCACAATGGGGTAATCCTTCACGATGAAGTACCCACCAGCATCATTGGGGTGATCGATATCTGCTGATTTATCTGGCTCACCATTTGCTGCCCAGATTTGCTGTTCCAGGCTTTCGGTGTAAACCGGGCAATTCTGGACGTTCACCAGGTAGCGGCGCTCGCCGTTGGCGTTGCAGAACATAGCGTTCATAGAGTTGATGCGGTCTTTAACGGGTGGGTTGGCATCATCAACGATAACGCTGAAGCCAGCATCATTAAGCTGGGCAATATCGGTCTTGCTGGCGTTCTGGGATTTACGGGAATCGCCTGAGGCATCCGGGTAAATATAAATCTCCCGGTTTTTCACGTAACGACCATCCTCATATCGCCAGAACTCTTCCTGGATGCGCTTAATCATCGCCGGCGTATCGTATACCTTCACCAACTCACGCACCGCACGCGGCAGGCCGTTTCGCTTAACGTGTACAATCGCGGCCATTTTCCCCACGTTGAAGTCCATGCCGATAAACAACGGATCCCCATCCTGAACCTCATCAGAACAGTTATTCAGCTTACGGTTGAACGTGTGGTAGATGGTCCCGCTGTTGAGGTTGGTGAATTTCCCGCGCAGGTATGCCTGAATCAGTTCATCCGGATAAGAGCTCAGCAGCGATGGGATGTAATCAGGCGGAAGATTCTTCGCATTGTCGAACGTGCTGGCCTGAATCAGTCCATACAGGGCCGCGAGCTCCGGCTTTTCACGCACCGCCTTCACGAACTGCTGGTAGACGAACTTGAACCCTTCCGGCGTCGTCGTTACATCGATGCCATTACGTAGCCCATCAACCTTGTAACGCATACGAGCGATGATTTTTCGCCAGGCCTGTTGCGCTTTGGCTGCGGCCATGACGTCCAGCTCATCCACCATCGCGTTACCGATTTTGAAGCCGACTATCGAGCCGGGAATCTCCATCGAACGGCAGATGGTTGTCCCGCGGTATCGTCGCCCCTCGTAGAAGTGAACCTCTTTGTTCCACTCGTTGTTTTTGACGGTTAGCCCCCAATCGATGGGTACCTCTTCAATCGGCGGGTTGCAGATGTCACGAATTTGCGGG